AGGAAGGAAATTGCATTGGTATAGGTAGTGCATTTGGTCCACCTAGTTTGTAACTTGAGCCTAAGTTCATGTCTGGCATACCTTGTCCTGGAACAGGTGGCATGCCTTGTCCTGTAGTTGGTGGTGTTGGATTTGGTAATGGCACAGCACCTTGTTGACCTCCACTATACCTTAAATCCACTTGTGGTGGACCACCTTTTCCTGGAGCACTTATTGGACCTTGTCCACCTGTAACAGTAGTTGGTATATTTACAGTCATATTTTGTAAATTACCAGGAAGCACTGGTTCTTGTCTAATCTGTTGTGGTTGTTCAGGTGGCGTATATGGCATCCCTGTAATCGGATCGATTGCTACTTTATTACCTGGAGAGAAACCTGCACCTTGTTGAGAATTCCAATAGTCTTGTGCTCCTGGGTTAGCATCAAAATAATTTTTGAGGTCTTCACGATACTGTCTGTCTGTTGAAGATCCTTCTGTCATTTCACCAGTTATAGGGTCAGTAAATAAAATTCTGTCCATAGTTCCCATTTGTGGTCTTTGTGGCATATCTGCAAACTGATTTCCTTGTCCACCTGTCATAGGAAACCCTCCAGGGAGACCACCACCTTTTCCTGGAGCACTTATTGGACCTTGTCCACCTGTAACAGTGGTTGGTGTTCCAGAACCTGCGCCAGTGTTTCCACTAAACATACCATAAGCCTGCATACCTGTACCTAACATTTGCATAAGTGGGTTACTTGTATTACCTGCTTGACCAGACTGTAAAGTTGTTTGTCCTAAGGCTGGTGCAAAGCCTGCAGCCATGCCTCCTATTTGTCCAAGAGTTTGTAAAGGTAAGTTATAGTTACCGACAAAGTTACCGTAAGCTAAGTCTAAAGCTCTTTGGTCCATGCCTCTCTGTAAGCCTCCCATTCCCATCATTCTGTTAATGTCTTGACCTAATAGTCCACTAATACCTTGACCGTATCCTGACATTAGTTGCCCAGCACCCATTCCTAATCGTCCTAAGTTAGAACCTGTACCATATATGTCTCTACCTGCTTGACCGTATATGTTAGCTAGGTTTCCACCTATACTTCCCAGTCCACCTGCTACATTACCATATATTCCTGCTAAGTTTCCACCCATTCCTGCCATAGCTCCTCCTAATCCTGCTCTTTGACCTGCTAGTTGTCCTAATAAACCTGCCTGACCCATTTGTCTTGCTTGTTGTGATTCAAAAGCTCCTTGTGCTCTGTTTGCTGCATCTGCAAAACCTCTAGATCTTATGTCACCTATTTGTTTTGCTGCACCTCTGGCTGCTGATTCGGCTAATTCTTCTCCCATTAACCTACTACGAGATCCACCAAATGCACCTGAACGTAGAGCTTGTGCTCTTCTAGATATATCTCCTTGAGCCAATCCTTCCCTGACATCTTCCATTACCTGACTAACTACCTGATCTTCATAAGGGTCATAAAATTGTGAAATACTTGCAGGATCAAACGCACCTATACCTCGTTCACTTGCTTGTCTTGCACCTGTAAGTTCATCACCTGCGCCACCTAGTTGGGCAAAACCTTGATCTGTGTAAGATTGAGCAATACCTGGGACTCTTCTTAAAAGTTCTTGAGCTTCCTGAGTGCTCATTTCTCCTGCTTGTACGGCTTGATTTATCCTTCCTGCTGCGTTTCTATAAGCATCAGCAGAAATATCCAAACCACCTTTAGTCATTCTTTCAGCGTCTTGGAAGAAAGGCAGGTAAGAACCCATACCTTGTGCTGTCATACGAAAGGCTTCTTGTTCAGCTGGTGAAAATCCTGCTATACGCTGACCTGAGTAAGTGTAAGGATTTGCTCCTTCTACACCAAAACCCATCATTCTGTTGACAAGTTCTTGGTTTAATAAAGGCATAATACCAGGAATATTTTGTCCTTGAACACCAGAGAAAAGCTGTGCCAGCATATTTGGTGGTAATTGTTCTATTCTTGTGTAGCTACTTTCTGTTGCCATTATGCCCTACCTATTCCCATTTGTTTTGCTTTGTTTTCATTATGATTCATCATGGCGTATAGTTTTTCAATACCCTCACCATGATCTCCTCCACCTATACCTGTTACTGATTGTTTAGTTAGTACAAATTCTCCATCTGCTAGTTTAGCATCAACTGTGTCCACGTCTCCACGACCATTTTCATCCATAACATTACCTCCACCTCTAAAATCGTATATTGCTCCACCACCAGCCACATTTACTCTTTGAAACTCAGGGAACATTAAGTTACTATACTCTTCATCTTCCATCATTGAATCCACATAGGCTTGTGTAGCTGGATCTAAAGAACCTACTCCACTTTCACTTCCTGCTGCAAATGTACCAGCTCCTTGAGGAGCAAATACTGGTACTCCTTCTGTTCCGTATTGTGTTGGTAGAGTTGCTGGAGTGAGCCCTCTTTGTAAATAACCACTTAATTCTCCACTTGGTGCAGGCATTTCCGAAGTATCTTCTCCTCCTTCTAACCCACCTAAAGCTGTTGCTCCTAATAAACCTGTACCAACTTTTTGCATAGCACTCATACTATCCCATGCTCCTCCTTTACCAAACAAATTCATTGCTTTACTACTACCTGGTATTGAACCTGCCCCAAGAGCAGAAGCACCACGTGCTCCTACATTTTGGAAAAAGTCTCCTATACCACCACCAGCTGATGTCTGTGGACTCCAACCCCACACAGACGAAGGTGCACCACCTGGTATGTGAGTTGCTGCACTTCCTTGTCCCCATAGAGAACCTATTCCGCCTCCAGGTTTCATACCTACACCTACAGCTACTTTTCCTAAGACGAACCCTTGTGCTGCGTGTTTTGCTGCTGCCTTTAGGTTTCCTTCTTTGACAGCTCCACCTAGACCACCACCAATTGCTGCACCTTCAGGTCCACCGTAAACAAAACCTATTATTTTACCGATAGTTGGTGCTGCTTTTTTAAGGAACTTTCCTATCTTTTTAAAGAAACCAAATTCAGGTACTCCTGTGAGTGGATTGATTGAATTTTCATAATGCCCTACTTGATATTGATATGGATTGATTTCGTGTCTTTCAAAGGCTTCAAATAATTGTCTTTTTAATACAGGGTCATCAGCTAATGGTCTAGGAAGAACCATCTCTCCTGGAGTTAAGTGACCTATGGTTGTATCACCGTAGCGTCCATGAACGGATAATGTGTCACGAGCATTAGTTATTTCTTGTAAACTTTCTATGCCTTGTACACTCATGTCTTTATAACCTTAATATATGAAGTATAAACGATATATTTAAAGTTGTATATCCTTTTAACATCATAATGTAATTGTAGTTGCTCCTGCTATTTTTACTGTGAGCTTACCAACTTCACCTGCAGCTGATAGTCCATGGTCGTTTTGAGGTGTAGAAAGAGCTATCCACTCACTCCCAGACCAAACCTCTAAAGATTCATTATTTGTGTTCCACACTATACTTCCTGGATTAAAATTAGCTATGTTTTTATCTGAATCATTAATCTGACGTATATTTTCTGGATCAAACTCACCTAAATTAAGTTCTAAAATCCTTATTAAACGGTTATACGTTTCTGAAGAAACTTTGTCTTCTATTTCTAAAGGAAGCCTTGTAGGGAGTAGTTTGCTCATCTTCTACCATCTGGCTTTATGTCCATACGTGTAGCTCCGAGCCTCCAACCTGTAGCTGTGTTTGCTCCTACGTTATCGTCATCAGATTCTATTCTTACTACAGCCTGACGTGCACGTGCTCTTATATGAGCTTGTTGAGTGGAACCTGTTATAGCTGAAGTACTGTTTGTAGCTAAACTGTCTCCTGGGAAGTTACGTGTCTTTAATACAAAATTAACTTGTCCTCCACTAGAGTTGTTTAAAAATCTTATATCTGGTATTATTCTATTAATAAACGCAAACTGTTCTCCATCTCCTATATCAAAGTCTGAAGACTCTATATAAACATTTGTCATAGGGCTACCGTCTGCGTCATACCCTGTTTCATGTTCATATAAATATGTACTGTTTGTGGCTCTTGGGTACGGTTCTACACCTGCATCTAACCAAGCATATCTAGTCAACTGACCATAAGACCAAACATTTTCTGCGTAATTATAAACAACATACCTGTCTATTTCACTAGAACTTGCTGATGGATAAAACCAACCAATCTCATCAAATTGAGTGTTTGTAAAAGCATGTACTTTGTATGCTTGACTTGAATTAAAATTATCAAACACATAACTTAATACACTACATGGCAGTTTTTTAACAGAGCCTGTGTAAACATAAAAATTATCATAACCCATCCAATACACACCACTAGGTGCAGTAACTGCTGCTTTAGGAGCCATTAGTCCTGTGTTTTCATTGACTAGGTTTATACCGAATGTGAACGGTGGACCTATAAACTGCATAGAGTATAGAGCTGTGTCTGTCCAAACTAAAGTTTCTTGTCTAGCTTTTACACCACCTATGATTGTGCTTCCTGAAGATAACCTAAGTGATCCTGCTGTGTTAGTGGACCTCGGTTCAAAATCAATTGCATTTTCTTGATCACTAAAAGCAATTAACATAGGGTCAATAGTACCACTACGAGAAGAGTTCTCAATAGGGTCTGCTCCTAACACTATTAAATGTCTATCTTTTTCTGAAGTTATTACTTGTAGCCCTTTTGTTGGAACTAAGTTTGCACCAGACTGGC